GCCTTGTGGATAAATCCTGGCATGATCGACAAGAATGCTCCTGTTGATCCATCACCGTTGATAGCGAGATCTTCGATATCGTTAGCAAAAGCGTTGGTCATCAAGCGTACCAAGTGATCCTCTAGAGCACCACCCTCGACACCATCTTCCAAAGATTCTGCAGAAACTTCCCAGTCAAGACGAATCTTCTTGGTTGTAAGTTCTACCTTAGTGAATGTTGCGCCAGTGTTTGTGTAGTTACCGTTTGCCTGTGCAGCAGCACGGATAACACGCTCACCAACGTTTACCTTTTCGAGTTCCATTGAATTAGCACGCATGGTCACTTTGCGACCATCCTTTGCCAATACTGTTGCATCCCAAACATAGTCGATAAATCGACGAGCCTGCTCAGGGCGCAGAATTCCAGAAGCCGCATCACCCGAAGGGTTGACAGCGTTTGCTCCTGCTGTTGAACCAAAGTTAGCATTAGGGATGTTGCCAAGTGTGTTAGCACCTGGATCTGTTACTCCACCAATACCACCTGATGCAAATGCTCCCTGGCCTTGGTAAAGACCTGGTGCAGTTCCACCTAGTTCACCTGATTCTCCAGGTTGGTTTTTCTTAATTTCTTCTGACATATTGTCACCTCCTAGTGATTTGTTCATTTGAATAGATCGGCTGTTTTGAGGAAACGTCCGCCCCATAGAGACTTTTCAACCATTTCAGGCTGATCCTGGATAATCTCGCCGAGATCTCCAGACTTTCGGAATGCGGTGTCTGCTTCGACAGCGTCTACTCGTTTTCCAAACTCATTGAACTCTGAACGTGCTTCAGTTACATCATTTGCAACTGCCTTTACAGAGTTATTTAGTGTTGCTACATCTGACTTAAGAGCAGTTAGTTCTGAAACTTCTGCCTGCAAAGACTTTACTGTTGCAACTAGATCGCTAAAGGCTGATTGTAGAGTATTCTTGATTTCAGTTACTGCATCAGCAATAACATCGTCTGACTTAGATACTTCTGCAGTTTCTTCTACTACTTCAGTTTCATCTGACTTCTCAACAACTGTCTCTTCTGTTGCTACGATTTCATCTGACTTTTCAACTTCTTCCGCTACAACAGTTTCTTCAACTGCTACAACATCTTCAGTAGTATCTTCAACTACGGCATCTGCCTCTGGAGCAACCTGTACATCTTCAACTACATCAGTCTTTTCAACTTTTGCTTTTGTTGTTTTTGCCATAGGACTTGCCTCCTTGTTAGTCTTAGAAGTATTAATGCCTTTAGCACTATCAACTAAGAATTTTATCATTTCTGCTTTTTCATTATCCGCTTTTTCAACGAATCCTATATTTTCCATCTGATTTCCTGATGTTGGACTTAACTCGTTATCATTTTCTGATAGCAAAACTATTCCAGATTCTTTATCCCAAAATACGTTTTCAATTTGAGTTTCTACCCCAACACCCTTAACGATATCAATACCGTCAACTTTTTCTACTGATACAATGTTTGCAAATTGATTTGCTGGAGAATCAACAAGTGACAACTCTACCAAATCATATTCTTTGATTATTCTGATTGCTGAGTCTGACTTTTCATCATATCCGTCATCCCACTTATTCATTCTTCCACCAATAGAAAAACCAGTTAGTGTACCATCAAGAACTTTTTCCCAAGTATCTTGTGCACCCTTTGATACATATGCAGAAACAAGAACTCCATTATAAAACTTCTTTGTTTCTGGATCAAAATATTTTTCTGCTTTAAAGTTAACCATCTTACCAACTGCAAGTGGTTGATGCATCTCACGAATGTTACCACGAAACTTTGCAAATGCTTCCATAGATGCTTCTGCTGTTACAATATCATTTTGCTTGTCTAGGTTATCAAGTGATGCAAACCCAGAAACCAAGCGACGTTCTTTATCAACCTTGCTGAAAGGCATTGATAGACGTAAATTCTCTCCATCGGAATCCCAATGGGCTTTAGTTATATTCATGGTTATACTATTATAATGCCCGTTTTTTTAAAATCTCAATATTCGGGATTACTTTCTCCCTTCACCTTTAGGATTTCTACCAGCCACCGTTGAGGTGCTGTCAGAATTATTATTTGCTCTCTCGCCATCTCTGGCTCTAGTAGTTGTAGCCTCTGCTGCCTGTTGTGGCTTAAGGTCTAGGGGATCATCTCCTCCATCACGCTGTGGCATTCCAAGTATAGTTCTTGCCTCATTTGGAACCATAATCTGGTTCTTTACGTATCTCTCAAGAATCTGTGACTGTGCAATTTCATCAGTAAGTGTAAGTTCCTTGAATGTAAACTCTAGGATGTCTGTCTTTTCACGAATGATCTTGTTAATCATCTTCTCCAACTTATCCTGTGCTGGTCTTGCAACCTGCTCCTTAAATGTGCGGTCCTGTGCAAGGGCTGCTGCGATTTGAGCAGAATCTGCACCACCTAATTTTGATAGAGGAACTTGGTGAGCAATCAAGATGTCGTCACGATTTTGCTTACGATACTTCTCAAAAGATCCTTCTTGAACGCCATTTTCAATTGGCTCCATCTTAAACTCTACCTTAGAGTTATCGCTATCGCCAGGTAAAGGAATATAAAGTGTTCTGTGTGATTGCCCCTTAAGGTTTGTCTGCAAGAATCTAAACATCTTATCTTCTGCATCTGCAGACAATTTTGCACCCTTAAGAGTTACAACATATCTTGGGACAGCCTTGTTGCTAAAGTAATCAATGTTGTATTGAGATGCAAGTGCATCNCCATGAAGTGAATTAATTGCAGACATGATGTCTGGAATTCCATAAAAAGTATTTAGTGGAGAGTATTGCTTGAAGTGAATAATCTCATTTGGTCTTGTATCTGATGTTACTGGGTTTGGGTTCTTTGCTCCAAAGTTGCGGAAGTATACAACCTTGTTTCCAATAACCTGCACAAACCCATCACGCAATCTACGAACTCTCATTGTGGTTGCAGGAATATGACCGACATACCCAATCTCTCCACGAGTTGTTCTACCAATTTCAAGATAAGCATTTCCAATTGCTTGAAGATCTGTGTAAACCTTTTCCATAGTTGAAGTGAAAGAGTCGTCTTCATTTAAAGACTCTAGCCAATCACGTACTTCAATCTTTGCTCTTTCAATTCTCTTACGTGCTTTCTGTGTTGCACTATTATCTTCTGATGATTCAAGTTTCATCATTGTTCTTGGTGATACCTGGAACTCATAACCAAGGCCAACAATGTTTTCTACCTTAGCATCAATTGCTGCGTGGTTAGCAAAAGATGTATCGTAGTAGTTTGCCAATTCATACACATTCCACGGAGGAGTAATAACATCAAACATTCCGTATCCGTTTCTGTAAACGGTTCCTGGATTAATCTCTTTTGATCTTGCACCATCTATACCAGTGCTCTCTGCTAACGCACTATCTAAATATTGCTGTGAGACATCTGACTTTGACATTCTTGCTGCACGTCTCTTAAAATTATTATCTAAACCAGATAGGTTTTTTAAGTAGTCCCAACTTTTTGAGAAAGGATCTTGCTCTTTAAACTTATCTACTTCTTGTGCAACATCATCAATACGTGCACCAATTATAAACTCTCTGTCTTCTGACATTACTCTTCATCTCCATACTTTGCAATAGTATCCTTGGCTGCCTGAACAGCACCAAGGTCATTGAGTGATGGAATAAGGCCAGCCTTCATTCTGTCAACTTGCTCAGAATATTCTTCTTCTGAAACTCGTGTTAAACCTGGAACAAAAATACATTCTCCATCGCCTTCATCTCCGTGATACTTAGCAGCATCTCTTAGTTTTGCAATCTGAGAGATGTCTCCACGTACTGAAGGAATATTTAGGATTGATCCAGTACCATCTGTGAACCACTTTCCATTTGATTTTTTATAAACGTAAAGACCCCAGTTATACTTTTTTTCTATAACTTGTCGTCTAACATTGCTTACTATTGGTTTGCCAGTTTCAGGGTTAATTAATGAATCCATAACCATAAGTATACCATATTATGCTGGTTCATGACTTGACAATTGCCATGTTGATTTGGTATATATCTTTAATGTGTCAGCAAGGATACTAAGGCTTTCTCCATCATCAACAATAATCTTATTTGTGCCAGTATAGGCTTCGAATATCATGTCTGGCTTAACACGATAAAGTTCTGACTTTCCAAGCACAAGAACCTCTTCCCATACGGAAGGAATATCCCAATATTGCCAATCTAGGCTGCTAGATCTTTCGAAAGACTCTACGTCTGCCCATGGACGTGTAGTTATTCCATCAAGTTCTGCAGTGCTATTATTCTTATAGTAGGATAGGTGATTAAATACTACTGGACCACACACTCTTATTGCTCCCGCAGAATTATCAAAATCTAGACTTTGAGCAAATGATATGCCCAGGATACCCCACTCTTTAGAGACAAGTCTTGGCTCTCTAGTAAGGATTCCATTCCAATAATAACTTAAGCCATTTACTGGCTTTCCAGTATTCTTACTTAAAGCATAAATTCTTGCTCTATCTCCATAGATACTGTCAGCAATCATGTAAAACTCTATAACGTCCTGCTCTTTGGAGTATGCTCCAACTAAACCGCTATGCTCTATTTCAAAAATCTTTGTTGGGAATGGAGAGAAGAGTCTATTATCGTAACGCAACCAGATCTGCATGGCACTCATTGAGTAGTTGTCAGACTTTCCAGGATTAACGATCATTTCAATTCCACGAGACTGTGTTGGGTCAAAGTCTCCACGGATTGTTAAGCCACTATCTCTAGTTAAGTATAAATATGGAACAATATCTTTTGATATTGAATATGGGTTCTTTGCCTTATAGTCATAAAGAATTCCGCTTCTTGTATATGGAAATAAGTCTACTGCATTTTTTGTACCAATAGGATTAAATGAATTTTCATTTAGCGATTTAGAAGCAAACTGCAACTGTCTTATTTGCACAGGATTTGATAATATACCACGAACATTAAATTCTAAAGAGTAACAAATTGCAAGTTCGTTAAAGTCTACTAGGTTTGAGTTTGGATATATAAGAGTTCCGTTTACGACTTCAAACTTTGTTACTTCCCAATTTTCAAAGTTATTGATATCT